GCCAAGTCAGCTACTAAATCCATTTCGGGCTCCACAGGGAGTGGCACCCCGGCACTAAAAGCAAAAAACTTAAGAGAGAATCTCCAACGACGGTTCGGTGGAGAATAATAAGGGGAAATAAATGGCAAATTTAGAAGAAGCAGTGGTAGCGACCCTCTTTGACCAGAGCGACGCTATTGCTGACGAAGTATTGCACCATAACCCTCTTCTTGCTGCATTGCAGGATCAGGGACTAGTACGGCGTTTTAGCGGTGGATATGAGCTACGAAAGCCCATCATGTATAATGATGCTGCTGTAGGTGGATTCTACTCAGGATTCAGCTCATTCAACCTAGACGCTATTGATGACTTCACAGCGTTTAAGTTCGCAATCAAGCAGGCTTATGAGCCAGTTGCGATCTCAGGACGTGACAGAAGAGCTAACCGAGATGACGCACAGCTCCTTGATCTCGTAGAGACCAAGATTCAAGCTGCTATCGCTAGGCTCAAGAACACAGTCGGAACCTCTATCCGAGGAGACGGAACTGGTTCTGGAGGACTTGAGTTTGATGGTATCCAGAAGGCTGTTTCTACATCTCCTTCTTCTGGTACTTACGGAGGAATCGACCGTTCTGCTAACGTATTTGCTCGCAACTACGCTAAGAACGTAACGCTAACTGCTCTTAACGTGCAGGAAGAGGTTACAGACGCTATCTCACGAATCACTCGTGGTGATGAGATGCCTGACCTCGGTCTCATGGAACGAACAGCATGGAAGTTCCTTCACAACTCACTAACAGCTATTCAGCGAATTCAGGCACCAACTAAGAAGGCGGTAGCTGGATTCCGGGCTCTTGAGTATGACGGATGCTCTTTCGTATTCGACGGTGGATATGGTTCTGCTGTACTCGAATCAAATAGCTGCCGACTCTTGAACACTAAATACTGGACAATGGATATGGTTCGTGGAGCTGACTTCAAGCCACTCGCACCTGACATGGCTCGTCCGGTTGACCAGGATGCTTTCTTCACGGTTATCATCGTTGAAGGAAACCTCTGCTGTTCTGCTCCGGCTCTACAAGCTGTTATTTACGCGTAATAGTTAAAAGATAAAGGAGAACAGACATGTCACGAAGTGGATCATTTGGAGTAAACGGTGGAAAGACTTGGGACGGTGTTACTATCCCACTTCCTGCTGTAGTAGGTGATGTTGGTTCAGACACTAACGGCGAATGGATGTTTGTCCAAGCTGACGGTGCAATAGCTCAATACGCCTTCGTTAAAATCGCAGACGATGGACAAGCTGCTGAACTCACAACTACAAACGCTGGTTCAAACAACTTGCAAGTAGGTGTGGCTCAAGTTGCTGCTGCTGACGACGAGTACCTCTGGGTATGGGTTGGCGGTATCGGTGGTGGTGGAGTTGGAACAGGCATCAAAGGGAAGGCTGCTGCCTCCTACGCTGCTGACGCTAACCTCAACACTACTGCAACAGCAGGTGTCGCAGATGATGCTTCTACTACTCTCATCAAGAATGTTGTGGGACTTACCACAAACACTGGTGCAGCAGAAGTAGAGCTCAAGTCTACAGGTTACCTAGTAGTCAATTAGCAAGGAAGCCCAGGGGGAGGGCTCCGGCTCTCCCCCTAATTAACGTTGTGGCTGTAAACTGTGTTAAGCTATATTTGGGTAAAACCTATATAGGAGAACATTATGGCTCAAATTGACTGGACTAGTATTATGAATGGGCAACAGAACCAACAGCGTAGCAAGTGGTCTGGTGCTAACATCAAATTCCTTAACGTAGTTCGTAAAAACGACGAAAAAAGTCTCGAAGCGGGTAGAGATATCTACGACGAGATTCCATCTATTTCTATCCAATGGCCTGGCGGTGATGAGACTGTCAGAGCACTCCAAGAAAGCGACAAGCACGAACATCCAGAACTATGGGCAGCTTTCAGTAGCGGTATGGGAGAAGTGCAATCTGGTATGCCACTAAAAGAGTGGACACGCATTACAGCAAGCGCACTACACGAGCTTGCATATCTTGGATTCAGAACAGTAGAGCAACTTGCAGAAGCAAACGACGATGTTCGTAGGCGCATGGGACCACTATCTCAGTACATCAAAGAAGCACAAGATTGGCTAGAAGCTGCTAATGGCTCACAAGCACAAGTTGTAGCACTTAAAGAGTCACTAGAACGTGAGCAAAAGCGTACTGAAAGACTTGAGCATCAACTTGAGATTCTAATGCAGCGCATTGAAGCTACAGAAGGTATTTCATTAGAAAGAGCACCGAGTGAGAAAAAGAGGGGCAGACCTCGAAAGCAGGGTGAATGACATTAAGATCGATTGTTGAAAACGTTGCAAATGAAGCCGGTTATACTGTTGAAAGCAATGTAATTGCATCTACAGAGACTACTACAAAACAGCTTCGCACAATGGTGCAGCGCATCAATCGAATCATAGGCGAGCAGTACAACTGGCCTGTACTGTTCGCTTCTGGCTCTTTCACATTAACTGCTGGACAATCAGCTTATCCACTACCAGCAGCTTTTAGCCAATATCACTACAACACATTCTGGAACAGTTCGACACGTTGGCGATTGTTAGGACCAATGAGCGAGCAAGAGTACGCTGACATCATAGGGTATGGACTTACCTCTACGGTGTTTCAGCGTTTTCAGTTTAGAGGGCTTGGAAGCAATCAGATATTGATTGAGCCTACACCAAGCACTTCTGGTGAGGTAATCATATTTGAATATGTAGCAGAGCGATATGCACGACCAGCTACATGGACAACAGGAACACTGTACGGAGCAGGAGCTTACACGTTCTACAATGGAAACTATTATACCACAACTTCTGGAGGAACCAGTGGCCCCACTCCTCCTACTCATACTACTGGCAGTGTGTCCGACGGAGGAGTGACTTGGACATACTATGACGGTGCGTACCCAGAGTTCCTTGCTGATACTGATGTATCAATCTTTAGTGAGAAGACACTAGAGCAAGGTGTACTAGAGAGATTTGCGGAAATTCACGGACTGACTGTAGTCCCTAAATTCGACGTACAACTGAATGAAGATTATAGCAGGATGAATCCTCAGAAGATTTTATTAGCTGGCACTACAGCGCAAGACACTATGTATGCGCGTGATGGTGTAGCTACGTTTGGTACGTTTGGGACGTTTATATAATGAGTCAGGCAGCAGAGGCTTACAGAAGATATTCTATTTTACGGCAACAAGGTGTTCCAGAGTACGAAGCATATCAACAATCTGGATATGGACAAGTCATTCGTGGGTTGCAAAGTCAAAGACAACGACAAGTAGAGGAAAGACAAAGACTTATTGCAAGCCAACAAGGACGAGCTGGCAGACAACAATTAGCTGGACAGTTAGGTGGATTGGGCGCACTAACAGTAACTAGCAATCTTTTACAAGGCAAACCAGCTTTTGGTGCTACTGGACAAAAAATATATGAGAACCTATTTGGTTCTGGTGCAACACCAGCAACTGCACCAGCACCTACAGCAACTGCACCAGCACCAATCCCAATAGACATAAATGCTCCTATGAGCATGATGCCAGTAGAAGGCACCACGGCACCAATGAGCACTATGCCCACTGACAGTGGTGGAATGTCAATGCCTACTGATACTGGAGAAGGTGGATTCGACTTAGGTTCTGCAATACAAGGTGGATTAGGAGCTTACAATCTATACCAAGGCATAGAACAATTTAGACAAGGTGATAAATTAGCGGGTGCTTTAGGTGGCGGTGTAGGTGCAGTACAACTTGGTGCAGCATTAGGAAGTGAGACAGCCAAACAATTTGCACCCGGAGTTGGAGCACTTTATGGAGGTTATCAACTTGGCAAACTAATGTTAGATGATGATATTCGCAAAGGTCAGGCAGGTAGAGCTGCTGCTTCAGGTGCAACTTCTGGCGCAGCAATCGGTGCATATTTTGGTGGTCCAATAGGTGCTGGAATAGGTGCTGTCATAGGTGGAACATTAGGAGCAATCAAAGGGCTAAGTGGTTCTGGTAAAGGTGAAATGCAAACTATCAGAGACAAATGGCGAGATGCCATGATTGAAAACGATGTTGGATTGTTTAACCCAGAAACGTATGAAGGCACGTTACCAGATGGAACAAAATTTAATTGGGGCAAAGACAGATTCGGTTTTGGCAATGAAGAAGCAAAAGGTGACATTAACCTAAAAGAAAACCCAGTACATGGGCAAGCTGCTTCGTATGGAAACCTTATGACCACACTTATGGGCATGGGACAAGACAAGGCAAATGAAGCTATTGCAGCTCAATATACGTTAGCATCGTTAGCAGATAATGAAGGCAGTACGGCAAATGCAACCGATCAGCAAGTAAGAGATAGATTCAGATATTTTATGCAAAAAAATGAATTTGATTTACCTGCTGCACAACAACATATTGCAGCCATGTTAGAACAAGGAAAGATTGACCAAGAGTATCATGATATTCAACAAAACAACTTACGCATGTTGATGAATGACGAATTAATGGAGCAAGAAGCAGCAACACAAGGAGTACAGTAATGGCAGAGGGAATGATGGGCAGAGGCCCAGCACGAAGAGGGCGACTTTCAGATGAGCAACGTGCTCAGATACGACAAGTACGCATGGAGCAAGGACGAGGTGCAGCACGAGCAATGCGCCGTGATATGCGAAGAGAAGCAGGTCTACCAGTGAGGCAGCGACGAAGACAAGATGGCATGAGTGACTTTGCACCACAGCCAGCACCAGCAGCTCCACAATCTCCAATGGTAATGGGACAACCGACTGGGGATATGATGGCGTTTAGACCAATGCCGACTGAACAGCCGTTACCTCCTATGCCTGCTGGTAATCCTTTTCCACAAGGTCCAACGCAAGGTGTAGCACAAGGTATAGGTGCAGCATTAGGAGGACAAGCTAATAATCCTTTACGAGATCAAATGTTAAGATTTAATGAATTAAGTCCTGAAGCTCGTGCAAGATTAATTCCAAGTAGGGAAAACTTTTTTCAAAATGCTAACGTTCGAGATCCAGGTTTTCAAATGAATCCTGAACAAATGCAAGCAATGCGCGATCAATATACACAAGCTGGTGGACAACCGATGCCAGGAATGAAACCAAACTTTGGACCATTCCCAATTACTGACATGATGTATCGTAAACCAGTAAACATGACTCCTGAAATGCAGCAGTCAGTGCAGCCACAATTCAATGCGAACATGCCAGCCATGCAGCCTGGAATGAATACTGGTGTTAATCCATTCTATAACAGACCATTAGGAATTGGAGCAGGAATAGCCAACTATTTCAAATAGGTAATAATTAATGGCGCACGAAGCGTTTACCATGCCTCCTCCATCACTAGGGTTAGACCTTGTAAGCCCTATTGATAATATGGACCCATCCTATGCATTGGAACTGGTAAACGTGTTCCCAGGTGCTACTGCGCCTATTACTCGTAAAGGTTATGAAGAGTACGTAGACCTATCTGCTGCAAATACTCACGTAAACACTATAGCAGATTACAACAAAGCAGATGGCACCTCTGAAATGATTGTAGTCTCAGAAGGTGGGACTCCTAAGATATTTAAGGTTGTAGCTGGTGTTGCTACAGATATTACTGGCTCCACACCCATTACTCCAAACTTCACAAACATGCAGACGCAACAGTTTGGTAGTAGGTTGTTTATGTGCAACGGTGAAGACACCATGCAGGTCTATGATGGTAGTACAGTAACAGATGCTACTTTCACAGGTGTTACACTCGCTAATCTCATAAATGTCAGTAGTTATAGAGAGCGTTTATACTTTGTAGAAAAAGACACTCTAAAATTTTGGTATGGAAATACCAGTTCTATTAGTGGTGCTCTGACATCTTTTGATCTGCAATACAGCATGAAACGAGGTGGATTCCTTGTATTTGCTGGCAGCTATACCAACCAAACAGCCCAGACAAGCCAAGACCTTTTCTTTGCTATTAGCAGTGAAGGAGAAGTGGTTTTTTATCAGGGTACTGACCCTAGCGACACAAATTGGGGATTGGTAGCTCGTTACTACATTGGTAAGCCATTAGGCTATAGAGCGTTTATCAAAGTAAATAACGATGTTTGGATACTAACGCAACAAGGTATTGTACCAGTTTCGGCACTGTTTCAAGTAAGCACTGACCAAGCAGCAAACGTAGTAAGTGCTAGGGTAAACCCATACCTAAGCCAATATGTAAGTATTTTGAAATTTTCACCACGTTGGCATGGCATTTTTTGGCCAGAAGGACGGCGTGTTTTTGTAAATATTCCAAGCAGTGAAAGCACAACTACAATGCTTGTGTTTAGCATTGATACAGGTGGGTGGTGTGTATATGAGCTGTTTGATAATGAAGATTCTATTACTCTAGGCATTGTTGATGGCGCACCATTTTATGGCAGTTATCATGGCAAAGTGTATCACGCTGAAAGTGGGTACACAGACAAAGGCAATGCTATCAATTTTGAAGGCAGAACTGCATTTTCATTTTATAACTCACGAGGCAACTACAAAGCGTTCAAAGATATACGTCCATTGTTAAGGACACGACGAGGGCTCACCCTATCTCTTGGGCTAGATACTGACTTCCAAAGGGAACTTACTGTTGATACAATTTCAACAGGGTTAGCAGTAACTACACCTTGGGGCTCTCCTTGGGGCTCTCCCTGGGCATCGTCCACGGAATACATTTTTAATAGATTTGCAATAAGAGGGCAGGGCCATAGTGGTGCTGTTCGATTTGGAGGAAGTGTAAACAAATCAGAATGTCAAATATACGGATTCGAGATTCGGTTTGATAGAGGTGGGCAGGTATAGTTATGGCAAAGAAAGGTAAAAGAAAAGGTGCATTAGGCGAAGATCCTAATTTCAATTACAAAAAAAACAAGCCTTTTAAGCTAACAATCAAAGAGCTACAAGCACGACAAGCTGCTGGTAAAAATTTACGTCCATTACAAGAACGTAGGCTCAAAAAAGCAGGGCTATATCAAGAGGCGGAGCCAGCACCTATACAGACACTTGCACCAGAACAACAGTTTGAGCGAGTAGGTGGACAAACTACTGCTGGAATCGAGTCTATTATGGGGCAAATACAAGGAGCAGGAGCATTTCAACCAGGCAGCTATCAAGACATGATGAACCAAGCATATCAGAATGTCATGAATCAATTTGAAATGACGCAAGGGCCACAGTTTCAAAGAGAGCAAGCTCAGTTCCAACAGATGGCTGCTGAAAGAGGATTAGACCCTAACAGCGAAGCATACAAGACTATGCAAGCACAACTAAACCAACGACAAGACTTAGCAAGGCAAGGTGCAATGGCGCAAGCGCAACAACAAGCGCAAGCAGTACAAGCACAAGGATTTGGACAAGCTCTACAACAGTATCAAGCTCCTGCTGCAATGCTTGGAGCATACCAGCCGTTCTACCAGCAGTTTGGACAACAGCAAACGAATTTGATGCAAGCTGAACTAGAGCGTGAAAAAATGGCTAATCAATTAAGGCAACAAGAAATCTCTGCTGGTGCAACTCTTGGTGCAGCGCAAGCAGGACAATATGGCAAACTAACACCAGAACAACAATATGAGCTGCAACGCATGAGAAATGAAGGTGCTATTAGGCTGGAAGAAATGAGACAAGGCGCACCTTTTGAGCCATTACCGGAAAGCAACAGTGGTTACAATTATATGCAAGGAGCTGCACAAGCCCCAGGGCAATTTTTTGGTAGGTAGATAGAAATGGCAGACGCATTAGCACAACTATTAGCGCAACAACAAGGCATAGCATACACACCCCGTGAAAATGTTTACGGACAGATTGGTGGTACTATAGCTGGTGCACTACCTAAAATAGTTAGCCCCTATGCTTCTACAGGTAGCAACATTGCTACAGTGCTTGGTGGCTCATTGTTAGCAGGGCTTCTTGGCTATCAAGCTAAACAAGAGGCAGCAGAAAAGAATCAAGCGTTAATACCAGCTATTACTGGCATTATGGGAGCAACCGATGTTGCTGGTGTAAACACGCAGTTAGGAACCTTTGATCCTGAAGTAGCAACAAGGCTTGCTCCAATAGCTCTACAACGAATGAGCGCATTACAAGAGCGTGAAGCACAGCAACAAGCAGCGCAACAAAAACTTGCACAAGACTTGCTAGTAAAAGCTGTAGAAACAGGACAACTTCCTGGCTCAGCACTTAACATTCCTGGATTAGAAAATATTAGGTTTCCTACTGTTGCTCAAATAGCAGAGCAAAAAGCTTTGGCAGAAGCACAAGCAGAATTAGCAGCAGCACAATCACCAGAGGGCATAGCATTAGCAGAACAAAAACTAGAAAATGAAATTGAAAAAGCAGAACGAATAGCAGAGGCCAAAGCAAATGTAATGCCTGTTACCACAAAACAACTTATAGCACGACAAAAAACGTTTGCTAAAGAGCTAAGAAGAACAGCTAAAGAATATGGAGATATGAAACTTTCTGGCGTTGTAAGAAAAATTGCTGAGTATGTGCCTGGTACTGAACCTGATATAACGTTAGGTAAATTATTAAACCTTGTGCCAGGTGTAACCAAAGCACTTGGGCAAGCTGGGAACCTTAACGAACAAGAACAGCAACGAGTATTAAGAGCTATGCTTGGTGGTGCAATACCTTCAGGTACCGATACTATCGCTCAACGACTACAAAATACCGCACAACAATTAGAAAATCTAAGCGAAGATCAAATAAATTATTTCAGAGCATACGGCGACGAAGATTCAAAAGAACAATTCCTTAATCTATTTGAAAGCACTATCAACAATCCAACAGCTAATTTAATTGGTCAAGCAATGTCAACGCCTGAACAATCAGAAAACGTACAAAAGCGAATACAACAAATAGAAGCACAATTAAAAATTCCAAACTTAGATCCAAATAAAAAAGCTATGCTTGAAACATACTTAGAAAGGTTACGAAATGGATGAGACGGATCTTTTATTAAAAAATCTCGAAGCTGAGTTTGGATCATTGTCTAATGATCCTACGGATCGTTTATTAGAAGAATTAGCTCTTGAATTTGGACCTCCATCTCCTCAAAAACCAAGCTATGGTATTGAGCAAGCACTTTTTGACGTTCCAGCAGCAGCAGCACGTACAGTTGGTGGTATTGTTGACTTGCCAATTATGGCAGGAGAAGCGTTAGCAGGTGCACTTGGTTACGATGTAAAAGCTCCACGAATGTCTGAAATGCTAAGTAAAGACATTGAAAAATTTGCTCAAGATTTAGGCGTTAGACCAGATACGGCTGCACAAGAAGCAATAGGTTTCCTTATACCTGCAAGCAAAGCAAAACTTCTACCACAGTTAGGTGAAGGTGCTATGAGTTATCTTGGATACAAAACAGCAGAGGCTATTGCACCTGAAAGTCAATACGCAGGTTTAGTCGGGGCGCTCGCTCCTAGTGCTGCTATTGCTACTACAAAAGCTGTTGGTCGTACAATGGCGCCTTCAATGGTAGAAAAAGGCAAAGCCATGCAGAGAAATTTGCTTGGCATAACTCAATCTGATTATGGAGGTTCTCGAAAAGCTATGCTTGAAATAGAGCCTAATAAGTTTGAAAGTCAGGCGAAAATATCAGCAGATAATTTGATAAGAGAAAAAGTATTACCTAATACAACCGATGTCGATGTCTTATACGATGCAACTATTACCAAACAAAGACAATTAGAAAACCAAATTATCAAAGAATTAAAAAAGGTAGATAGTTCAGATGTTAAAATAGCAATGCCCAAGTTTTCTAAGTCATTAAAATATCTTGACGAAAATCGAGTAGCGCTTGGTGATATTGATGAATACAAAGGAATTATCGAAAGTTTCAAAAAACAAGTTCGCAACAAATCTAAATTTGTAGAGCCAGAAATACCTACATTGTATGATGAATATGGCAAACCGTTACCAAAAGAACAGTCTTCAACATATCGTAAAGCACTAGAATCCTATTTAAAAGAACAGGAAGGCCGATCTAAACTTTCCTTAGATGTACTCAACAAACAACGAAAAGTATTTGGTGAAAAATATAAAACAGGTCCAATGTCCAATGATGGGTTTTGGAGAGCTTTTTACAATGATCTAAAAACACACATTGAAAAATATGCGCCTGAAGTAAAAGAACTTAATCGTAAAAAACAAGATTTAATTGTAGTAGAGCCAGCGCTGAAACGACAAAAAGGAGCAGGAACAAGGAAATTAGGTGACTATAAGCCAAGTGAACTTGCCTATACTACAGGGACGATTGGAGCCCCAGGGATTACTTATATGTTAGGTGGCAATCCTCTATTAGGAGTTCCCGTTTCTTTATTACTTGCTGCATTAGGAACTCGACCTGGTAGATCATTAACAGGCAGAGCATTACAAGCTGTTGGAGAAACCGCACCACAAGCAACTATAGTGAATGTACCACAAACATTACAACTAGGAGGTGCAGCAGCAGCTAGAAGTCAGCCTCAAATATTAGAAGGAGAATAACATGGGATGGAGTGGCGGAACATATACCAAAGGTAATGCTGGCTCAGGTGGATGGGCTGGTGATGCTAGTTTAGGTATTGGCATAGAAGCAAGTCGGCATGACACGCAAGACAATGACTTTGCTACTGGTATTAACAACTGTCTAACAAAAGATGGTCAGAATACACCGACTGCTAATCTGCCGATGGGTGGCTATAAGCATACAGGTGTAGGTAGTGCTACTGCTGGTGATGAGTATTTAAGCTATGGGCAGTTACTTGATGTTAGTAAGGCAGTAACAACAAGTGGAACAAGACCCAACTTTACCGCCACACTTACACCAGCACCGGCATCGTATTATGATGGAATGTCTTTTGCTATCAAAATGCATGAATCATTAATAACAAACGCGGGCGCGACGCTTAACGTGAACGGGTTAGGGGCTAAAGATTTAAAAATTAGCACGGTAGGAGCTAGTGTAAGAGATCCATTTTATGCAGAATTAAGCACATATAATACTTATATCGTAACTTACAGTAGCGATTTGGATGCTTTTCTTATTGCAAAT